CTTTTTTGCTGCCTGACTTCCTGCCCTTGGCTTTCTTGACAGCTTTTTTTGCTTTAGATTTGTCCATCAGCGGGTACCTTTTCGGGTTGGTTTGATAGGTTGCGGCAGTACTGGAAGCTGTCCAACTTGTGGCATAAACCGCATCATTGCATATTGCTCGCTGGCAACGATGTTGTCTTGCGTGTACTGAGCACCATCAATAAACTGTGGGCAAAGCAAGCCAAGACGCGGCAGGATAGAGCCGGGTAGATTTAATTTTAGATAAGCTGAATCCAGATCTTGTGGCATTGCAGGGGCTGGAGCACCAGTTTGTCCTGCAATAACACCCGAATTAACTTGTCGAATGTAACGATATTCGTCCAGGTTTCCAGCAGTTGCTTGCTGGTAAAGATCTGAAGCGCCAAACGAAACAAGTCCTGGCGATCCAATTGCTCCACCGGCTGTGCCTACGCTGGCAAGAAACTGTTGTGCTCTGTTTCCTGCGCTGGCTTTCTTGGCAGCCATAATATTTTCCTTGAAATAAAAAAGGGCAGCTTTGCTACCCTTTATTTTACATTCAATTGTTTTTGGAGATCACTCCATCACCAGGAGTTTCTGACGGAATGCTTCAGGAGAAGCCATATTCAGATAGCGCCAGGCATTAGAGGGGTCACGTTCAGCAACGTTGCCAAAGTTGTTCCAGAATTCATTTGGATTTCCTTGAACTTGTGGCTGAGGTGGGAACGGCATCTCAGGACGCTGCGGAGCAGAAGGACGCTGATACAGCTGGCCAACTGCCTGGCGACCAGGATCAGCATAGCCAATTTCTTCATCAGGAACAGGATAAGGACCGTTCTCTCCGAAGAACTCACAGGTGTAATCAGCTAAGACATCTGGATCCGTCAGAATTGTCTCATAAGCGCGGTGCTCACCAGCCAGTTCTTGCAGCAGCTCAACAGCTTCAACCAGTCGGTTGTTGGTTACAATTAAAGCATCTTCCAGTTGGCAAGAGTAGCTGTTGAGAATAGCTGGAACGTCAGGACCAAAGTGGTCGATGACTTGCAGGCTTTCATCACTTACTCCGCTTGCCTGAAGCTGCTGGCGGCTGATTTCCTGTGAAGTTGGGGAATAACCGTTGGAGTAAGCCTGGTTGTTGTTGATCCCAGGCGTATAGGTCGGCATCGCCTGGTTGCTGTAAGGCTGAGCCGCCAGGGAATTGTAATTGGCCGGGACGCTTTGTTGGCTCGCGGTCGATTGTTGACCCTGGAATGGGAATTGGACGGGCGAACTCAGGAGCCCCACTACCCGGTTGAATGCCTCCTTGTACGGATTCTCCGCTTGCGGGGCTGCCTGCTGTGCTTGGGGGTAGTACGGTGTAGGGGCTGATTGGTAATTGGATACCCCCATCTGGGCCTGGGTTTGCGGGGCTGGGACCGTTTGTTGCTGGTAAGGCGCCACCCATTGGGGAGTTGTCGCCACCGCTGGGGCCTGAGCCGCCGTCTGCGCCACTGGTGCCGCGTAGCTGATCGGCTGGGTCGGGGATACTTGGGGTGCCGATTGGGTCGGCATTGCGGTATCGGCCTGCATAGGTTACCTCTTTTTGTAGGCTTTCTAGGGTTCGGTAAAGGAAGGGAGTGAGATCAAGTCTCGGATCCGCAGCCATTGGTAGATTTGGTTGCTGCGGATGTGGTGTCCGCATTTCTTGATTGATGAGATCAATAAACGCGGAGTAGGCCCTCTGTACTTCCCCCACCATACGGAATGGGAAACCGGAGAGCATTCCCGCGATTTCGTCATCCGTTTTTGAAGGGAACAAATACTTCAGTGCTTCAATGCTATCAACACCTAATTCTTGTAGGTTACGTGTGAAGATAGATTGGTTAAGTTTATCTTGTGCAGTATCTTCATAGACTGGTCCCATCCAGCGCCAGTTGACCTTCCGATCGCCGTCTGGCGCTAATCCAAGAACGCCGTCAGGAATTTTCTTTGTTTCCAGGGCAGTGTCAATTGCTTTTTGTAATTTCTTTTCATACAGTGCTTTTTGTTTGTCGTACTTTAATGAAGCAGCTTCATCGTTGGGATCTTCCGGAGGAACAGGATACTTGATACCTGAGGCATAGGCTAACGACTTGCGGAAGATTTGTTCCTCCTGGAAGATCATTAATTCAAAACATCTACAAAGGCCGTATGTATACAGCTGTAGACATTTTTTCTTTGCAGTTGCACTTACGCGTCCATAAGCTGATTTAATCTCCGTAGCTGTTACGTTAGTAATACTAAGGTCGTCGATACCACCTAAAGCAAGCCGGATCTCACTACGAAGTTGTTCGGAGTACCGAGCTTGATCCGTACTTACAGCGTTTGGAGTAATAAAACCGACACGATCTGCCGGCTCCAGGTTGGCAATCACACGGGGAACGCGCATGCCCGATCCAGGTTTGCCAATGTATCCGGGTGGCTGGCGATTGACCGCGTCTTGCTTGTACGTCGAACTAGATAAATAGAATTCAGATTGGAAGCCTGATTGACTGGAAATGCTGGGCCGTTGAACAGCATCGCCATCTTGACTTTCAATGATATCTTGCTTGGGTCGGGAAGAGAGGAGCGTTGGATTACCGAAAAAGGAAAGGTTTGCTCTAATGTTTTTAACCATCTCATCGTGAGCAATGATCTGGTTAGAAAGCCATTCAAACTCACCAGCTCCATCAGTGCCAAAAGCGTCTGGATTGTTAAAAACTTCAACACACGGAATAAATTCCATGGTGTTAATTACAGTCTTTTTATCAAACGCGCCAAACTCCATGGTTGGCATGTCAAAGCTGATTTCCTGCTCGCTGTGAAATTCTTCAATTTCCGTTGCAGTAATCCGAAGCCGCATGTAACGTTTATCTGTATTCAAGCCAACACCCTGGAAGCCACGGGTGGATTTGACTTTATACGGATAAATAATGATGACTTCTTCTAATTCACCCTCTGGTGTGTAATACGTTCGATAAGCATCTTTATCAAACCAGTAAAGGCGATAGGTCTTTTTTGTTGGCCGTATATAAAACAATCCTTTACCGTAGCAAAGGAATCGGTCCCAGATGGAATCAAGTCTGGCGTCTAACTTATTGAACTTAATAACTTGTTCAATGAAGTCAAAACGCTGACTACCAAAGTTATCTTGTGCAGGATAAAACTCAACGCCTTGGCGAATCCCAAACATTTTCATTTGGGAAAGGTGTGCGTTGACAAGCATGGTGTCAGCAGCACCAGTGCCGTCGCGGTTTACAACAGCCTTGAGGATAGAGTCAAGTACTGTTTTGCTGCTATCGCTCATTGGTTTTTAAAACTGGAACTACTCTTCAATATTGTAACCAGCGGCAATGCGTTTGAGTGTGATTGTATCGTCTTCCACTTCAAGCTCAAACCGTTCGTTTGGCTGAAGCGCCAGGTCGTGACACAGTTCGTCTGGAAGAGGAATAACGGCAGAACCATAAGCGTCCTGCTCTAACTCTACGTTGTAATAGCTGGTGGACATTGTGAATGATTTCTTTAGTTTAAATCGTCAATACTCTAACTGCAGTGCGCCTCTAGTCATTAACCCGTTGCACAACCAGACAAGAGCGTCAACGCAGTCATCATGTGAGCTTACACCGAAGTTAACGATTTCATCAGTTAATGCACCAAATCTACGGTATTTGTTAAAGATGATTTTGCGTTGCTCGAACAATCCCATAATGCCCCTAAACCGTGCAACTTTGTCCCCGCGAAATCCTTTGACAGCATGCCAGTGAAGATTGTATAAACCATGATCTCCCAGGCAAATTCGTTTAAAGTCTGCCTCCAGGGATGCTTGATAGGCCACTGCTTCTGACCAAATATCAACTGGGCTGCCCGTGGGGAAGTACTGATTGTTGTCTTTATGGATAACGCCCCATTCTTCCATCATTTCCATTAAAGCTTCTAGCTTCTCCAGGTTGCCCATTATCCTGATGCGTTTGCAATCAACAATATGGATTTTGTCTCCGATTCTTCCGCCCATAACAAATACGGTATAGTCATTTCTTTCTCTGACGCCAGCGGATAGATCAACACCAACACCTAAGGTATCAAACTGTGTTGCTATTGTTCCTTTAACAATCAGGTCAGGCGAAAGAGATAGCTCGCTTGTCTGTACGATTTGATTTTGGTACTGGAAACTGAAAGCAATCGGAGCTTGTCGGCGGCGATCTTGAAGGTATTCAAGCGACCACATCTCGGGCCAATATGATTCTTCTTCTCCGGTCTCATCAACTGTAATTGCTGATTGAACAATTTGCACCCAGTCGTTCGGTGGGATGAATGTTGTGTTATGAATGTCATCGTGGCGGAAACGGGTGCCAAGGCAAATTGCCCTGCCGCCTTCAAACATAGTTGGAACAATAACTGAATTCCAGTTATCTTCCATGGCAACACGGATGTCTCTGTTTTTAATATCATCAGAAGACTTAATAGCGTCATCGATGATACAAAGGTGAGAGCGCTTTGACGTAACCGCGCCTTTCAAACCGGCACAACAAACGGTGAATTCTTCTTCACCTGTGGATTTGATACCAGCAAACTTCCAGTCAATACTCCAATACTCGTTGGAGTTAATCCCTTTGGCAATTTTTACCATAGGGAAAATTTCTTTATATGTTTTACTTTCTTCAATGATCCTTTTGATGGCTGCGCTTTTGGGACGAGCAACATCAACGGTATATGAAATGTAAAGGATCTTTAATGGTTTTTTATTTAATGCGTGAATACCAACTGCCCAAGCTGTGTATAGCCCCAGGATTGTTGATTTTGCTGATCCCCTGGGGGCAAGAATATCAATGTTTGGTCCGCCAATGCCGATCAAACATTCTGTATCTTCTCCCGTACAAAGATACTTGTGCCATTCTTTATGGTGCCTAGCGGGCGGTTTATCTCCTACGACTTCGCAGAAATATGCAAAGTCTGTACGTGCGCGTTCAATGTCTGTATCTGTTGTTTTTTTGACAACACGTTGCTGGGCTGCAGCCCTGGCTGTGCGTCGATAAACAGAATAAAGACTTGTCCCTGCCACGTTTTGAACCTTGGTAAACCGAATTAACGGCAAGCGAAAACTAGCTTACCATGTTCGTAGCATAGCGCATTAATTTTCTACGATTCTTCTGCCAGGATTTTTGTCCACACCCCCATAGAAGCCTCCTGGAGCGGCCCTTCAATTGGATCATCTCTGAAGATAGATAACATTTCACGCAGCGCTCGGTCTGCACCAGCAAGGATTAGACCTTGTTTATCCATTAGGATTTTTTCATCATGCAGTTGTTTGATTGAGCCGCGCAATTCTTTTTGAAGCATTGCAATCCGCGATGTTCCCATATCTTGTTTGACCATGCCCATGTCAATAGCATCGCGCAGTTTGGCGATGTCGTTTTGCATGGAGTCAATTTCGTCTTCTAAGATGGCGTTGAAATTTCTTTTCTTGTATTCTTTTTGTGCCCACTCATCACAATCTACAATGGTACCTTTAAACCCCAGGAAGCGGGCATAGAGATACATCTGGATTGGAGAAGCAGTGCGTTTGCAGAATGCAAGAAAAGATTCGCGGTCTTTATCAGAAAGACGTTGAATCCACTTGATCATGCTCTGTATTGCGTTTGCGCTTGAGTATAGTCTCTGTTCTCCTTGTAACGACGGAACATTTCTTGTTGCAGATCTGTAGCACGTTGTTCTGAGGCAGTGCGACCAATTGTTTCGCGCTGTTGTTCGCCTGATGTAACAACTGTCTTACGTTCTTCTTCGCCACGAGTCCGTTCTAATCCTTGTTCACCGGCGTAACGTGCGCCAATGTTTAAACGTTCCTGTTCGCCAGAGGTTGCAATATTTAAGCGATCTTGTGTACCTTGTGCGGATATATTTTGGCGCGTCTGTGCGCCTTGGGTTTCAATGAGACCTGTTTCACCAGCGTATTTGCCGGCTTGCAGCGCTGTTTCACCAGCGTAACGTGCACCGATGCTTAAACGTTCTTCTTCGCCTGTAACGTGTGCAAGGGCCTGTTGTCCAGCAATTTGTGCGTTTGTTAATTGTAGTTCTCCGGCGTAACGTGTGCCAATTGACAGACGATCTTGTTCACCTTGTGCAACGGCAGTAGCGCGAGATTCCACTCCGCTTGTTTTTATATTAAGGCGATCTTCTGCACTTTGATCCCTATACTTTGCAAGGTCTAATGTGTTGAAATAATCAGCATTAGTTCTATCAAGATTTGCGCCGAAAGTCTGCGCCAGTAAATTCTGATTAAATGCTAGATTTTGCAGCGCAAGCTGTGTATTAAGCGATTGGCTTGGTACTTGAACAACATTGCTAGATGTTTGTTTTTTTTGTTTCCTTTGTGCACTGGTAACGCCTAAAGAAGATCCAGAACTGGCAGAGGCTGTACTGCTAGCCGATGGCGTTCCTGCTTGCGTACCAAGTGCAGCAAGACTCCCTGCTAATCTTTTATTCCTATTTTTACTATTGCTCATGATTTAAAATCTTGCTATTTGTATTTTACCAAATGGAGTAATTATTTTTAACCGACGCGTTGCCTTGGAGAAAGCGCTTGTAGGCTAATCAATCCGGCTTTATAAGCAGCATCAGAGACGGCGCCAAGTTCACGGGCAAAGTCACCAGATGCAGCGCTCTGCTGTTGTTGCTTAGTGGCTGCAATATCTGCAGCAACAACAGGACTCCATTTTTGATAGTTCAGTTTATTTTGTAAATCCCACTGGCGAGTTTTATAAGCGGTATCAAGAATATCTCCTTGAAGTGCTTTCATGAATCCGTATTGACTTGCTTCATCTTTGGCCCGTTGTACATCTGCCATTGCGCTGTAGTCTTGATACATTTGTTTAATATCGTCACTACTGTACGGACTTGCTGGAGTGTCGTAAGAAGGAGGTGTTAATTTTGTTTGCGGTTGACCAAAAGCATTAAGATCAACCGTTTTACCGGTTGTGAAATCAATTCCTTTCAGGCTCCAGGGTAAAGCAGAAGCCTCTTTGGACGGTTTGTAGGAAGAGTAGTCAGGCGCAGAGGAAGAGCGTGACAGGCCTGGAAAGTATTTTTTCCAAGCGTCACTGCTGCCTAGCAAACCAGTGATTGCATCAAACGGAACAGAAGATCCTGCCATGATCAGTATTGATACTGTGTACCAGCAATAGCACCCATGTTAGCAAGCGCTTGCGAGGCTTGATTAGAAGCAGCTTGTTGTGCACCAAGCTGCAGAGAAGATAGTGTTGCCAGGTTTGTTTTTAATTGTGCCATGGCGGCGCTGCGTTGCATGTCACGTTTTTTGACATCATCACCAGCTGCTAATTGATAGTTGGACAAACGCATGATGTTTTGATTTTCAACATCTTGCATCTGGCGTTGATATTGAAGGTTGGCTTGCCAAGGACCAACAAGATTTTGTTGCTCAACTAAACCAGGATAGTTATACTGACTAATACCAGGTACTGCTCCTGTCTGATACTCAGGGGGAGTCAGCTCTTCTGGTTGGAATGTAGCTGCACGCACTAAGCCTGCAGCTTTGCCGGGGCCAGATAGAGGTCCTGCGCCACCACCAGGAGCAGCTTCAGCAGAGCGTCCAGCTCCTGAAAGGCCTGCGGCAATGCCAGGAATTGCAGTACTTGCAAGCATGGCTGTACCACCACCAGCAAGTTTTGCAAGTTGAGCTGGTTGAACGGCTTGCACAGGTCCTGCAAGGCCGGCCAGCTGGCGCCCTTTAGCTGCAATTTTTGTTAAGTTAGCGGCTAAGGGCGTGAGAATCCCTGTTCCTTCTAAAGCAGTACCAGCAAAGCGGCCCGCGCCAGGGACTAAAGCACCTAATCCGCCTGCGATTGCGGCACCTGTTAAAGTTTTCCCAATATCTCCACGACTTTGTTGGTAAGCTTGCAAGCCACCAAGAGCAGCACTACCTAAAATCCAAGGCCACATAATTTAATCCCTCTTAGTTGTTATTTTAAATGAGATAAGCTTAACCGCGTGCCATGTCAATTAAACCGCCAATTCCTGCTCCAATCGGTGCGCCAAGTGGTCCAAAAATTCCAGCTGCAGTTCCAACTGTTCCAGCTAATCCACCAATTGATCCAAACAATCCTCCGCCGCTACTACCTCCAGTAGTTGTAGATGTGATTTTTCTAGGTTGTGCACTCTGCTGAATAACAGAGACTTCTGGCGAAACTTGGAATCCCCCAGGGCTGCTTCCGTATTGTTGTTGTTGTTGCCGTTTTCTTGCTGCACTGGTGTACGGAGTACGTGATCCGCTGTTTTTAGAATTTAACCAGTTTGCTGCAGCTCTTGCTGCATCACCCCAACGATTAGGCGAATCTTGAATAGACGGAGTTTGATTCCAGTCAGTACCCCTAGAAAAACTTTCCCAATCATAATTTGTTCCAATTGGTGAAGCATTAAAATCTAATGGGTTTTGATAACCAGATAAATCTCCATACCCAGGTGCACTATCTAAAATTCCCATTTTACTTAACGTGCGGAATCAATTGTTGCCAGCTCTGTGCGTTTGGTTGTCCAACTGCTTCTGCAGCAGCTTGGAAAGAGCCGTGTTTGTGTTTTAAGTATTCTATTGGGTCTTCTTTTTTAATTCGATTTTCTGCTGCTTTTGCAAACAGTTTTTTAGCTGCGTATCCTGTTGCAATTGCAGCAGTGGCGCCGATACCAAGCAATGCTGGATCAGTGGCACCTCCTAGTTTTTGTGCAACTTTTTCTCCAATAGAGGGAGCAGCTTTACCAAGTTCAGATAATTTAACACCACGAACATCTACTGGTGGTTCGAGGAAGCGGGAGGCTGCTTTCATTGCGCCAAAGCCTGCACCTAAACCAGCAACTGCACTAGCTGTGATTGGCATTCCTTTAACTCGCAGCTCAGGATCGTTAAGACCTTTTGCACTGCCACGAACTAAACCACCTAATGCAGTAAACGATTGCCCCTCGGGATCAATTGAAACCAGCTTACCTGCTTCTGGTTTAGCTGTTTGATAGCGGCGATATTGAGAATATGTTGATGGCGCTACATCTGGTCTTTCTTGTTTAAATTCCTGGTAAGGAAGCATCTGGCTGCGTTGGAACATACCATGTCGCATCACAGCTTCTAAAGCAGGATTTAAAGGCGTCTTGCCTGTTGGATCTTGCTCCTTTGATACAGGAATAACTGCTTTATACCCCAGTGGCCTCAAACCTTGTGATACTGGACCGGTGACGCCAGCCAAACGACTGTAGATTGCTGCGGCGCCAGCAGCTGCAACGGTCTGTGCAAGGCGGCTTTCTAATCCTGTATTTGCTGCAAGGTCAGATGTTATCTTAGAAACTTGCAGGGGAATATTAGTAGCACGTGATACCGCTTGCCTGGTTTGATTGTTGAGGATATCTAGTGTGGCACCAGCAGAAAAAGTAGAAGGCGCTGCAACTTTAACTCCAATGCGATTTCCTTCTGCATCAGTAACTGCTTCTTTTACATATTCACCAACAGTACCTAAGTCACTTTTGTATTGACCCCAGGGCGTGCGTCCTGCTGCTTCTTTAACTTTCTCGGTATATTTAACAGCAAAATTTTTTGCAGCTTTAATGCTATTTGTTAAATAGTTATCAGTTGTATTGGGATTAGCCATTATTAAAACTGGCTTGATTTCAATATAGAGTTAGCAATGTTTTGCGCAGTGGATGCTGTATCTCCTGTGCTTTTGTGGTATATGAAACTCGGCGGGTTATAGTTACGCGCGTAAATCTCCTGGATCTTCATGTCATGTTCGTTTTGTTTCATTGCAGCATTCATTTGCTGCACTGCATACAGTTGATGAAAGTCCGGATGATTTTCCTGTACAATTTCTGGGTCTATTTGATTGCTAAAACGATTGATCAGCGCAGCACCAGCGGCTGCTCCAAGGATGCTGGAAGCTGGAGAAGCGAAGCTTTCTGGTACACCTGCTTTTTGTAAGAGTCTTGCTGCGGGAATACCTACAGCTGCTTCTGTTCCGGCTTGCATTAAATTCATTCGCATGCCAAGTCCAGGTTTTCCTCCTAACAGACGAGGAACAATTTGTTGAGCTGCAGTCTTCATTGCCGTATCAGCTGCAACTTGAGAAGCAACGTTTTTAACTGCAGCAGGATTAGTCAATACATTCTTTAGTGCAGCTCCGGCCATGCGGATTGGTTGACCTAAGTTCATGACGGTTTAATACCAGAATCGCCCGGAAACTTGTTTGCAGTGTTCGGATTATTTACTGAAGCGCCTGCCATTGCTGGTTCAGGCAGCATTGCTCTTACTCTACTTGGGCCAACTTTGTCTTCTTCCGGTACCAGCATGCTAACAACGTAACGATCTAAAAATCCTTTTGCATATGGGTTATCTGGACCGTTTGCAAGATTTGGATTGGGATCTACGGTTTCAATTTCATATTCGCGTTGTGATTTTTTTACATCATCAGGCGAAAATTCAGCATTATAAAAAGAAGGATATTTAGGGTTATCTTTTAACTTTGCAACAAACGGATTTGTTGTTGGTGTTGCCGTTGTTCTGTTTGGCCCCAGGGTGCCAAGAAACGGGCTCGTATTAGAAGCCCATGCTCTATCGGCTGGCGACGAATTATTTTCAGAAAAAGGGTAAGGCACTGTTTTACTCAGCCTTCTTTTTTCTTGCGAAGCTTGGTTAGTGTTTTAGCAAGGTTTGCTTGCCGCACTGTTTTTGCATCATAGTCGTCAGGGTTTGCCGTGACTTTTGCGGCGTACTCTTTGACGGACATGCCAGCTGATTCAGCTTTTTTGGTAAAGGCGCCAGGATGTTTGATGGCACCTTGAATCCATTTTTTATCTTCAGCCATGATTTGAATTAGTTAGGAGTAGCGTTGACTTTTTTAGCAATTGCTTGTGCAATGCGAATTTCAGGTGCAACAGTTGCAGCGCCTTCTAAGCTGCGTACTTTGTCAGCTGCTTTTTGAGGGAGCCAAGCTTCTGCCATATAAAAAGCAAGCTGCTTTACTTCTGCTGGAGTTAGTTTAGCATCGGCAACGGCTTCGATAGCAAGTTCAAAAGCTTTATCAACTTGCGATCCTTTCCAGTGATGCAGATTTTGATCAAGGATGGGATCAATAATGTCGTAAGCTTTTTTAACGATTGGTCCGTACTTCAAGAACAGTTGAGTTCTTTTATTGTTTTTAAGAAATGTAGCAGCAGCGGCTGCTGCAGCACCAATGACAGCTGCAATGATTGGCTCTAAAAAAGTCATTGTTTTACCTCTTTATATTTGTACTCTACAGCAGTTCAATATCCAATACTGGGAGGATTAAGGCTTGGTTGTCCTAATCCTGCTTGACCCATGATTTGTCGAACTTGGCTTTGGCTAGGGCCAGGAATTCCAACGGGAATCATGCTGGTTGATGTACGAACACGCTCTTGACTGCGTGCGCGACCAGCAAGAGTATTGAAGTGTTCTAAAGCAAGTTGGCCGACAGTTGTACCACGTGCAACGTTCATAAACGTGTGTAAAGCTTGTGACGCCTTCCTTGTATCTGGATTGTTAGATGCTTCCATTTTTAACCCGTGTTTTGCACGGAGATCTTGATCAAAAGCACGTGCCATTTGACCAATAGCAACGTTTGCTACATCAGGATTTTTATACAGAACTGCGTTGGCAGTTTGTAAGTAGCCAAGATAATCTTGGTTTTTATCAGGCAAGTCAACTCCTTGTTGATTTGCATGATAAACAGCAGCGCGATCAAACACAGCGTTTGCTGTGTCCCTGATTTGACCTTTTAATTCACGAGGAGAAATAGTTTTAATTCCGTTTTCTGTTCTTAAATGCAGTAAGGTAGCGCTGTTTTCGGGGCCAAACAAAGAGTTCATCTGTCTGACGCGTTCCGATGAAGTTGCTGAAGCATGTGCTTTGGCTGCTGCTTCTGGGTTAGCGCCAGTGGTGGCAAAAGTGTGTGGTGCGTATTCTTCGCGTCCTTCTGCAAGTGCTTCCGGATCAAGTGCACTGATGTTGCGCATTGCACGACCTGTAGGTGTAGTGAGAACACCGGAAGGATTTATTTGTTTTTCAAACAACCTTTCTTGTTGTTCGCTTGCTTCAGTGGGGAGGCCGCGCATTTGGGATGAGCTAGCGGACTGCCGACCTGTTGGAGTCAAGCCTGAAACGTTTTCACGGGCATAGCGATCAAGCAGTTCTTCAGCACGTTGACCGCTTTCTTCTCCAGTGCGAACGCTACGCATTTGGCCGGTGGTACGAGCACCTGGTTCAAACGATTGCCCAGCAAGAGCGATAGGTGTGTGCTTTTCAAAAGCTTGTTGTTCACCGAAGCTGAGTGGGGTTTCAGGATTGGTAACAATTTCTAGTGCGCGATCAAAGGGAATAGCGTGACCGCGTTGTGCACCAGCGGCAACGATGTCGTAGGCTTTGGCGTGCGACTCAGGAATAACACGTTGACGTGGACCGGCAAGAACGCCAGGTGGTTCTAGCTCTATAGTGGATGCAACAGAAACGGGTTCAGGAACCATAGAGCTGATTAATCCTTTTGGTGTTTCAATTCCACGTCCAATTTGACTTTCAGGAATTTGAACACTTTCTCCCTTACCAAGATCTAAAACTGTGATAAATTTTTGTACACGGTCTGCAACTGTTGGTTTTAAATCAGCTGTTTGTTCTGAGTAAGCTTCTTTTGTTGGAGTATACCCACTGCTTGAAGATTCTGGTGTTGTTTGGAAAAGTGAATACTGTGTTGTTGTTGGCCCAAGTTTAGATGGAGCAGGCGGTTGATAGATACCTGCTTCTTCTGGTGAGACTCCTACTTCTTTATTGCGTAGAACCATTAATGCAGTGTTTATGCCAGGGAGATCTGGTTGGTAAGGTTCTTGGCTACGAATAGTTTTTACAGCACTTTGAAGTTGAGCAGTTGCTGCTTGACGCCGCGCTTCTTGCATTGCTTCTGATGGCGGCATTGCTTTTTCATAGTCTGCTAATGCAGAACTTCTGTAGCCAGTTTCAGAAGGACTGAATGATTGTTGAGTAGCAATCTTTTCACTTTCAGTTACAGGTTTAACACCGGTAGCCGCTGTTGTTGTTGGAACAATTGATTTTTCTGGTGTTCCAACGTTGGCTCCTTTTGCAGCTTGCATTGTTTGCACTGCGGTAGGAATGCGTTCTTGTTGATAGCGTTGTCCGGTTGTTGGTGGAGTTACATCACCTGATAAGAAAGATAAAATGCGGCTACCAATATTTAAAGCTTGTTGTTGTGCAGTTGTTGCAGCACTGCGTACAGCTTGACGTGCTGCAGGATTAGTAGCAAGAATTGCGGTACCTGCAATTGCTCCAGTTGCAAGTGCAGCTTGCCCCAGGTTGCGGATGAGGTTATTACCGCGTGCATTATCTTCTTGGGTATCTCTTACTTGGTTGTCATAGTGTTCGCCCGTCATTGTGTTGTCGAGCGTGCCTGCAACTTTAGGAATATTGTTGTCCGGTGTTACTGGAGATTGAAAAACGGAGTTATTATCTGCAAATTGAACAGAAACCGGTTGATCAAAGACAATTTGGCCGCCAACACGTGGTCCGGGGGCATTTGCACCTGTTTTACCGAAGTTACGAACAAAATCGTAGGCATGAGGCGCTGCAGCCATCTTTTCAGCTGCTGTTTGAGGATATTTATTGCCGGTAGCGCTTGCCCAGAGAGCAAAATCCCTTGGAGAGACGGGCATTTGACCAAAATACTGTATATATAACCGATTTTAAGCGCTGTAAATACCTTTTAATTGCTGATTAAACCCTATTGCCGCCTTAAATTGGCAAAAATGGGGTAAAAATTTTGGTAGCTATCAAGCGACATCAGCTGCTGGAATGCGGCTGAAGGAAAAAAAGAAAGTTGTAGTCATGCTGCAACTATATATATAAGGTATATGACTGCGTTACAACTTATTCTTGCGAGTTGAGAGGTTGTATTGAGCAGGATACAGCAGTTTTGTATTAAATTGCTGCGTTGTTTTGGATTTTAATCCGATGGCTAACTACTATACGCTCGAAGTTGAGCGTTACAGCGAGTGGGTGAAGTACGACTTCATGCCAAACGCTAACAACACTGTCTATACCAAGCCCAGCTTTGGTCGCGGTAAGACAATGCCAACCGAAGAAGCTCGCCGCCTCTGGTCGGCACTGATCCGTAAGGGTTGGTCGCTTCAAGGTGAGCCTGACTTTTGAATACACGGCGAAACCGGGGGTAACACCCCGGTCCGGCAGCTTGACATGCTGTCGCTGATGAGCCTGTCACTCCTATACCATACCTAACACCGCCTGAAACGACGCGTCAGCATCCTGACACCGTTTTTAGGGTGTACAAACCCCTGTACTCCCCTTCAAATCCCTTCCAGCGCAATCGATCTCAAGGATTTCGCCTGAGGACAAGTCGGCGCCCCTCAATTTTTTGGCAAGACTTGTGGAAAAGTTTTTAGCATTTTTCTTGTGTTTTGTTTGCTTCGCTTGGTTATACATCAAGCTTTGAAGGCAAACTGCAAGTTTGATGCTGTTTGATTCATTCTCTCAACTTTTGTAATTCGCTTATGTAATTAAGCGTTTGCTTATTAACTTGACCACTGGTTAAACGGCGTGATGCCGCTAGATCGAATCTAGCTACCAGTACTTGCCTCCAGCGGAGATAGGCACCGCACAACAGGAGATTCCTGTGTTCGAACTGCGTCCTTTGGACAGTCTGGATTTCGTTGAAATGCAGCAGATGGTGGACAACCTCAACAACTCCCAGAGCAAACTCGGCTCTGGAGCGAAAGTTGCAGTACTTGCAGCTGGTATCGCTATCGGCGGTGTTGCATACGTTGCTACCCGCCCAAGAGTCAAACGCGCACTGGCTGAGCTATTCAGCAAAGCCGAAACTACTGCTGAGTCCGTCTAAGCGGCCAGGGAGGTGCAATGCCTCCCGTCAGCATTACCCCCAGCGGAGATGGGTACCGCACAACAGGAGGTCCTTGTGGAACTCTTTGCCATTGAAAGCTGTTGTTTTGATGACCACGGCTGCTACAGCTTGCACAGCAACAAGCTTTATCCCACTCGCAGGAGTGCGGAAGAAGCTATGGCTGTGTTGAAAGCCAAGGCAATTGTCAATGAGCAAGAAGATTGGGAAACTAATCCGTGTGAATGCGGTAAGCGCAATTGCGATTATCGCTCACGGTTCTTTCCTGAGTTCAGCATTGTTGTATTACAACTTGCTGACAGCTGATCCGTCTAAGCGGGTGGACAGGTGCAAACCCTGTCCCAGTTATTGCCTGCACTACAGCAGGCACTTTCGCACACACCACCAAGCGTCACCATGACCGAAGCTGCTGTGTATCACAAGCTCCAAGATCTCCGCCTGCTTGCCAGAAGGGATTCTTCTCTGCGTTCACCCCAGGTGGATCAAGAGTTGGAGCACTTCCGCCTTGCCTTCTACCAGGCTTTCGAAGCATGGATGGACGGCATGAAAGAGCTGGACTTGACTCCGTTCATTGTAACGGCAGACAAGATCATCACCAGCAACAAAGAGCTACTCCAGTGGCTCAAAAGAGAGATCGAGCGTGAAGCTGATCTCAGCTGAGCTGTAGACAGTTTGGGGAGGTGCAATTCCTTCCCTCAGCATTGCCTCACATGAGGCATTTATTCTCCACCAGTGATTATTTCACTTTTCTCTTCCGTTAACGTTCATCGTTATCTCCATCACACTCTTTTGATGAAACATCACGAGAAACTCACGGTGCAGCATTCTGATCTTTCAGACTTTTACGTCTGCATTGTTGGACTTGCTGTTGCAGCATCATTTATTGCGCTTGCAATTATTCAGTCCATTGATAAAGCAACCGAACGCCAGTGTGCTACTCACGATTGGCCCAAATCAGCTGATCAACTCCACAGGGATTGGTGCCTTGGCGCAGGTTACAAAATTTAATTGAATATGAGGTAGTGTTCTATCTACTTCGTTTAATAGTTTCTTTATATTTCCATACATTTATATCGCCCAATCGCAGCCTGGGCTTGGATGCTGCTTGTCCTTTGCACAACAACCATGTCTGCTGCTAACAACGGAACAATCATCGGTACCATCGTGTCCGATATCAGTCAGCGCACTCCCAGTGATTCTCTGACTGTTACTGAATTCCGTGTCGCACCAGTCGACGCCAGGGAAGAAGATTCTCCTATTCCTGTCACCGCTTACAACGGTGTGGGTGAGAACATCAACTCCCGGTACAACAAAGGTGACACCGTTGCCATTGAGTACCGCCTCCGTTACAACACCTGGCAAACTCCAGAAGGTGAGCCTCGCGGTCGTATGGAAGTTATTGCCACAAGCTATACAACCATCCGACTAGGTCAAATCTCCACTGCTCAGAGGGCTGCTGAAGCCACAACTGAGTCTGTGAAGAAGGAAGCACCAGCAAAAGCTGCGCCCGCCACCAGGGCAACAACCGCTAAGGCTGTCCCAACCCTGGAGGAAGTTCCGTTCTGATCGACGGTTGCACTAAGGGGCTTCGGCCCTTTTCTGCAGCCCTCAAAGCTGCTTCTTTGCTACACACTAAAACCATGTCTGCTATTAAGAACTGCACTGTTCTGGTGTGGAACGATCTTGTTGATAGTTATCACACCGACGTTGCATCCGCACGAGAACGTGCTGCTTTCATTGTCCATCAATGGGAACAACACACAACATGCGGTTCGTCCTTTCCTAAGCCACGACTAGAAGTGACGACTGCTGCTGAATACATCAGAAAGCAGTACGCTACTTCCTTCTGATAGTTGCACTCTCCCATCAGTAATGATGGGTTTCTGCAGCTTTCGAGCTGCTTCACTTACACCAAAACCATGCGTAAGCTTGTTTCCGCTGCCGCTATTGCATCTCTGAGTGTAATCGCTTGGCAGCGGTTGAATCCTGATCAGCGCCAGGGTGTGAAAGATGCTGTGAAAAGAGGCAGGCGCAAACTTGCTAACTTCATAGCACCAATGGAAGACCTTGGCGACCTAACCAACTGCGTAGATCCAGAAATCCTGGATTTGCTCAGCATTGAAATAGAGGAACCTGATAACACTGCTTCTGACAGTGGACCAGATTCCTCTGAATGTTAATTCTTTTTTATCGACGAGTAGCT